ATAATGAAAGAAGCACATAAGAAAGCACAAAGGAGATATTAAAATGGCAGTACAAAAGAGAATAGGCGATATATTAACAATGAAAGGAACGATCGGACAGAATATTAACGGTCATGAACTGCAGCTCTTCGACGGATGCTATGACACCGGGTATAAAATTCTAGAATTCTACATCGCACCAAAGACTCCAACCGCCGCTCAAGAATGGATGGTTACATTATCTACTTCTTCTTCTGTTAATTCTGTCTCGCAATGGGATTTTGCTGATGTTCAACAGATCGGTTGGAGTAGTTGGGGAATACCCGGCGCTGCTTCAGGAATGGATTTTTACTTAGTTGATAGAGATAATATGATTATTGAGAACTTATATTTGTCAACTTATCAATCAACAGGGGATGCTTCAGAAATTAATTATTATATTTCACTACAAAAGTACAAGATCACTGCATGGGATGGAGCACTTAACATGGTAACTAACTTATCACAAGGTGGCCCACAGTGAATGATGATGTTGAAAAGACTCTCGCTGATCCAAAACACCCTATTTGGAAGGTCATGTTAGGATTAGTTGCAGTTCTAAGTGCCCTATGGATGAACTCTACAGTCTAACTCAGAGTAAACCAGTAGACTGAGACGGTTTCTTCATCCCACATTCAGGACATTTGTAAACAAACTTTGCAGGGAAGGGTCTGATTAAGATCAGATCGCAGCACCAAAGATGCGTCCTATCCATTTTCACTTTCGCTTTCACTTTCATTCCACCTTTCTGTAATACAAATGATCGTGTTGTGTCGCTAAATTCAGAATATCTTCTGCAGAACATTCTTTCAAATTCATTTCTCTCTCTAAATTCTGGTTTAACCATTTCCATCTAGACTTCATTATGTTCAATTGAGTGATCACTGCTTCATTTAGTTCCTGGATCTGTGCAAGTTCTGCCATAGCAAGACTAATTTTTGCTGAAGCCTGTCTCTTATTTTTCCAAATACAATAGATCTTGTACGCATCTTCTGTCAATGTGGCTGATATTAGATGAGGCATTAGTTCATCTCCTCCTGATGAGCCTTTTGAACCCCATAAACATTAATATAATTCTCTAGTAATGGTTCTCTTATGATTTTGCAATAGTATAATTGCCAATTACAGTCACACCATTGACAAGGAAACTCCCATTTTATCTTAATATTCCCATCATCTAAGACTTTTATCTGCACATCTTCTCTGATCATATCTAAATCTAGGCGTAAATCATCATTAGACCATGGATCTTCCCTATATTCATCGCTCTGATGCATACAATTCATCCAATGTTGCTTATATTCATAGCAGGCATTTGCTTCGTGATCCCAATAATCCATGTATTTCGGATAGTAGAGTAATATATAATATTATTTGAGATGAGCATTCATACCAAACCTTATGAAGACGACGGCCTCTTGTAGGCACGAGGGTGGCTGAGATGGTAAGGTTAGCCACGACGGGTGGTTAGGTGGGTGCCTGAGAGATGGAGCGCTTCGCGCCAAAGATAGGTCGGTAGTTACCGAAAACCGGAAAAAATGTTCATAAACCTTACAGCTTTCCGAAGTGCATGGCTAAAATGAATTCATTTTTTATACGCGCATCAGTGAACGCAGGTGATAGTGACACCTTTGACCAAACAGAAATCGATATCGGATCTTATACTGATCTTGGTTCTTCTTCCCCTGAGGTACTTAGAATTCACAATATTCAATTTGCTGCAACAGATTCAGCAGGTTTCTTGCCTACAATGACAGGAGATACGGCCGGTTCTTTAGTATGGCAATTATGCACCCAAAGTCAAACTGCACCTGTTTTACTAACAGATCGCAGTTTAATTTCAGCAGGTAGAGCAGCACTTCGTAACCCTGATTCATCAACTCACCCACCTTCACAAGCATGGGAATCACAATTACTACCTCAAGATTTCTCTCAAGGCTATGTTGTAGCAGTACCAACCTTATATTTGGGCGGTCAAGGTGATCAAAATTTTACAGAAGATGTCTATATTAGTGTAATTTTAGAATGCACAACTGAAAAAGCAACTAAAGCAAATGCAGTAGCCCTAGCAGTTTCACAGATGTGAGCGTAATGGCTAGTCTAAAAAAGAAAGTTGCTGGTTTTGTTTCATGTCCAACATGTGCGGCGATCAGTGCCGTGCTTGCTGCTGCTAAAGTTCCGGGCGCGGTAGCACAGGAAGTAGCATACGATCGTAGAGTAAGAGCAATAGATTCCAAAGTGAAATCTAAGGCTAAAAGAGCGGTTGCTAAGAGAGTTGTACGACCTCTTACTAAACAAGCCAAGAAGAGAGCAAAGATACTTTCTCAGGAACTAAAAGCAGCAAATAAGCGAGCTCGGAAGAAATCAGGCGGATTAAAGAAAGGATGGTCTCAGTCTAGAATAATGAAAGAAGCACATAAGAAAGCACAAAGGAGATATTAAAATGGCAGTACAAAAGAGAATAGGCGATATATTAACAATGAAAGGAACGATCGGACAGAATATTAACGGTCATGAACTGCA